TTTAAATCTGAATTTACACTAAATACTGGTTTTACATCAAATAGAAAATCATTATTAAAATACAATCATTTTATTAACACATTTAGAAACAAAACCACTTATTACATAACAAATAATTTAGGTATATTTTTCTCTACATCATTTTCAAATAAAATACAAGGTAGGAATAATTACGTATCATTTTTCACAGAAGATAACTATCAATCGATAGGCATTGATTTTATATTTATGTAATGACGTTTTTCAAGGTATTTAATAGCGGCCTTTAACTCATAAATACAAATCTTATCTTCTAGCTCCATATCATTTATAGCATCATCTAGTTCATCAATTGCATCTTTTGCTTTTTTGTACACATCTAAAAGTTCTGGAACTGCCACAATCGCTTTTTTATCTTCATAAACTGGCGGCTCTCCACAGCAATTCGTTGTCATGCTATCTTTAATTCCAAAGGGGTCGAATTCGACCGGTTTGGGGGATCGGGGTTATCACAAACATTGTTAATTATTAGTATTATCGCGCTCAGAAAGCATGGCATCGGAAACTCTATACGAAGCAATTGCGTAAGCTTCTTCTGAATGAACCCTTTTCCCGTCACTAAATAACTCAGTTGCTGGATTAGAAAGCATTCCTTTTAAAGCCATACCAGCAAACCAATCTCTTAATGTCATACATTCTGAATAAAATCCTGTATCAGGACTATTTGAACTTGTAAAAGCTTGTATCTCAGTATTTTTTTTAAGCATTTCTTTGTATTCTTCGATTTGAAGTTGTTGTTTAGCTATTAGTTGATCTTTGGTCATCTTCTCTCACACTCTTTCTGACAAGCTATACAAATCATCTTACCTTTTTTTGTTTTTTTCGTTTTTGCATCGCAACATTTTGAACTCATTTAAATACCTTTCTTATATAATTTAATTTTGACCATATCGAGCATATGTTCTAAATGGTTTCCAATGGAATTTTAAACTCATTTACATAACTCCATGAAAATCTCATCTTAGGATTCTTTTGATAGAAATTGTGGTAAGAATTTCCTTACATCATCAAAGTTTTTTACATAATTTCCCATATTTTTTCACTAATAACATTTGCTATTTCTGGTTCTATATCTTCGGATTCCGAAACCATTTTGTTAGCTAGTTGAGTTAAAATATGTACAACTTTCAATATATTTATATTTGTTAAAATCATTTAATCTAGTAATTTTATACTATTATTTTCTAGTAATTGTATATTTTTATCTTTATTATAAAACAAATAAAACTCCCATATTTTACGAACTTCTTTCAATGTAAAACTAAACTCTTTTGTAGTTTCAAAACGTAAATCACGCCCAATTTTTTTTAAAACTAAGGCAACGTCGTCATCTACAACAAAACCAGTGTATTGCTTTTTGAATCGTTCTAAAAAAGATTGAAATTTAATTTCTTTTTCGTCATCTTCACTTAAATTATATCTATTAGCATGTTTAATGATATTACTTGGTCTTGGCATATATTGACTATCATTATTTTTAACTAAATATCTAATTGATTTTACAACATTTTGTATTTCTTCATCAATCAAAAAATCTATATAAGATTTAAACATTTCTTTATCTTTGTTCAATGGATCTTTTTCATACGCTCTAAACATTGAATTTAATGCTGAGATCAATTCTTTACTCATATTTACCCTCTTTTCTGTAATTCATTAACAAACTCATATATCTCATTCACAGATTCTGTTTCGTATTGTTCGTTATTTTTTTTATTAACGATTTTATTGTAATTATTCTCACTGTACCTTAATAGCCAATTCCTAGAGGCCGCTACCCAGCTCTTCATTGGCTTTCCTGCAACTTTCCACCCGTTAGATTCATAATAGTTGAAAAATTGCTCTGACTGCAAAAATAAAGCCCTCTCATTAACATTTAGACTCTTAGAAAATGCATATTTAGATATTTCTTTAAAAATATCATTAATTTCAGGCTTAACAAACTTTTTCTTTTTATCGATACTTTCAAAAATATTAAATTGCTCATTTTTATCACTTTCTTTTTTAGATATTAATTTATTAATATCTTTTTTCTTTATATTATTATCATTCTTATCATTATTGTTTGTGCGCGCTATCGTTTCACTATCGTTTCGCCATCGTTTCGCTATCGTTTCGCTATCGTTTCTTGATTCTTGATATTTATCATAATTTACGCACGAAATTAACGTTCCTTTTCCGATCGCTATCGTTTCGATCATTGAATCATTTTGTAAAAATTTTATTGCACGTGTGATTGTCGATCTATGAATATTAATTTGCTCTGATAATTTACTAAGAGAAGTATAAAAAGACCCCCTTTTTATCAATGTTTTTTGATTATTGATAATGATACTCTTATCTTTATGATTACATCTAAGTAAAATCTGAATAAATACTAAAAAATATGATTGATTTGTCATTAAATGATGATCTAATAATGATCGATGAAGTTTTATATAACCCTCCATATTTACCCCCGTTTTTTAGAATATTCTCTTAGCCAATTCATTACCGAATCTAATTCAAAAAGATTTTTTCCGCCCATTCTAAAAACTGGCATACCGAATTTTATGAATTTGTAGATTGTTGTATTCTTGTATTTTATTTTTTTCTCTAATTCTTTTATTGTTAATAATTCCATTTTTTATACTCCTGTTTTAGTTATTAACAATACTATACAATAAACAATTGTGAATTACAATGTATTAATATAAATAAAAAACGGTTGACTTTTTTATTTATTACATATATTATAAATTCATTAAAAAACAAGGGAGTAAATATAATGAAAGAATTATTAAGAAAACTACAAAAGGTTCAATCAGAGTTAAAATCTAAAAAAAAGAGGTATAATTCATTTGGTGAATATAAATATAGATCATGTGAGGATATCCTAGAAGATGTCAAACCACTTCTTTTTGAAAATGGATTATTTATCTTAATTTCAGATGATATTGAATATTATCATGGTAGGCATTATGTTAAATCAACAATTAGTGTATATGATATTTCATCAAATACAGGTACTTTTTTAGAGGTACATGCATATGCAAGGGAGGAAGAATCAAAAAAAAAGATGGACGCAAGTCAAATAACTGGTTCAACGTCATCATATGCAAGAAAATACGCATTAAACGGCCTTTTTGCTATCGATGATGCAAAAGACAGTGATGCGACAAATAAACATGAAAATTACAAAAAAAAAGAAAAACAACATGTAAATGAAGATAAAAAAAGAGAATATCTAGAAAAAATGCAAAAATCTAATTCTATAGAAGAGTTAAAGGAATTATGGAGTAACGATATTCCGCAAGAATATCGAATAGAATTATCATATGAAAAAAATATATTAAAAGAAAAACTTGATAAAGAAGCGAAAAGCAAATAGGTGAAATTTTATGAAAGAATTAAACAAGTATAACTATATTATAGAAAAAGACACATTAACTATTTTTGATGAGGGGGAATTAAGATTAGATTCTATTTTAAATAAAAAAATAAAAAAATTAAACGCTCCTAATTCTGATGCGATTTATTGCCAAAATAACAATTTAACGGAATTAAACGCTCCTAATGCTAAAAGAATTTCTTGCTACAATAACAAATTAACAGAATTAAACGCCCCTAATGCTAAAGGAATTTTTTGTTGGAATAACAATTTAACAGAATTAAATGCCCCGAACGCTAAAGGAATTGATTGTTCTTATAACAATTTAACAGAATTAAATGCCCCTAATGCTAAAGTAATTTATTGTTCTTATAACAATTTAACAGAATTAAATGCCCCGAACGCTAAAGAAATTTATTGCTGGAATAACAAATTAACAGAATTAAACGCTACTAAGGCTGAGATAATTGATTGCCGTCATAACAAATTAACAGAATTAAACGCTACTAAGGCTGAGATAATTGATTGCCGTCATAACAAATTAACAGAATTAAACGCCCCTAATGCTAAAGTAATTTATTGTTCTTATAACAATTTAACAGAATTAAACGCACCTAATGTTGAAAGAATTTATTGCTGTAATAACAAATTAACAGAATTAAACGCCCCTAATGCCAAAAGAATTTATTGTTCTTATAATAAATTAACAGAATTAAACGCCCCTAATGCTAAAATAATTGATTGCCGTCATAACAAATTAACAGAATTAAACGCCCCTAATGCTGAAAGAATTTATTGTTACAATAACAATTTAACAGAATTAAACGTTCCGAATGCAGATTTAATTTATTGTTACAATAACAATTTAACAGAATTCAATGATACCAATACTAAGCTAGAATCTTGGTAACAATTTAACAATATAATGGTTGATAATAAATTATTATTATGTTAAATTATATATGAATTAAAACAAGGGAGTTATAAAAATGATAGTACATAAAATAGAGCAAAAAAGTGAAGAATGGAACGAGATTAGAAAAGGCAAGCTAACCGCCAGTAATTTTTCTAAAATATTAACAAAAACAGGCAAACTATCTTCACAATATATCGATGTTATCTATGAAAATTTAGCAGAGTTGCATACATGCCAAAGTGAATACCAGCCTACAAATTTTTATATGGAAAGGGGGTTAGAATTAGAAGAATACGCTATTTTAAACTATGAAAGTATAT